CATCACGGTATGGGTGACTTAACAGGTAGCTTTGCACCTACTTATGATATAGCTATCTTTGCAGTAAAGGGTAGATTTAAGTTGAAAGGCAAACGAGAGAAAGACGTGCTAAGCTTCAAGCGATTAGGTGGGCATGAGATAGACCATCCCACAATGAAACCTGTAGAGCTTCTAAAGACTCTGATGCTTACTCTTTCCAGTGAAAATGAAACTGTACTAGATCCCTTTATGGGCTCAGGCTCCACAGGCGTGGCTTGCAAAAATCTAAACAGAGATTTTATAGGCTTTGAGCTTGATGAGAAATACTTTTCTATTGCAGAGGAGCGTATAGCTAATGCCCGAGCTTATGACCAAAACGCAATTTGCTAGATACGTAGGATGCTCTCCCTCCACAGTCCAGGATGCACTGAGACGTGAGCTCTCTAAAGCAATGATCGGACAGAAAATAGATGCAGAGCATTTCGAAGCTCAGCTCTTTAAAGACAATCAGCAGGCAGATGTAACAGAGCGAGGCTGGGATAAGCATAACAAAGAAAAGAAAGCCAGAGCAGCTAAGCAATCAGATCTTAAAAAAGCAGTAGAGGCTGCAGGCTTTGACCTTACACCACCCGATTATTTGCTTGATTACCTGGACTACACACTAGAAAAGATCGTTATGATGCACGGTACAGAGCCTCAATTTCTAGACTTCCTGAAAGCCACAAAAGAGATCGAACTAATCCAAGAAAAGCGCTTAAAAAATTCAGCATTAGAGGGCACCTTAATCAGCAGAGAGCTAGTGCTAGATCATGTATTAGGACCTATTAACACTGCTCATCTAAAGATGATGACAGACGGCTCAGCTACGATAGCTCATAGATGTGTGCAAAAGATAAAAGCAGGCTCAGATGAGATAGAGCTCAGAGATTTTATTAAGCAGCAAATAGGCTCTTTTATTAAGCCACTTAAAAACAAGATTGAGAGGACACTAAGAGATGCATGATCTAAATGAGCTGCAGAGCCTCATAAGCTTAACCCTCACACTATCAATCTACTTTTTATATGTCTGGTTTAGATGATGGCACGTCTCACAGTCGGTAATGACTGGCTAGCTGACAGGATCTCAGAGCTAGATGATACTATCTCGGTAGTAAATCCCTCAGATTTCAATGAGAGTAATCGCTATTTACCTGCTTCTGTAACCTCTATGCCTGGCTATATACGCTACGATGTAAACCCATACATGAGAGAAATCCTAGATTGCGCCGATGTAGACAGTCCAGTAAGAGAGGTAAACCTTAAAAAAGGTGTGCAAATAACCTACACTACACTGCTTGAGAGCATCATGCTCTACTATATGGCTCACGTGAAGCACCTCCCTATGATGTATGTTACTGCAGATAAAGAGCTAGCAAGTGCACGTATAGAAAATAATATTATACCTATGCTTAATCAGTCGGGCTTTGCAGATATCATCACATCATCAGATGAGGGCAACGCAAGAAAGTCAGGAAAGAATGCACAGCAGATCCAATTTTCTGGAGGCGGTTACTTGGTTCCTATTGGTGCACAATCACCTAGCAAGATGCGCTCCTTTTCTATTGCAGTGTTACTAAAAGATGAGATAGACGGCTGGCCTTTAGTGGTGGGTAGAGATGGCGATCCAGATAAGCTTACATCAGACCGTTGCGCTGCTTACTGGGAGAAAAGAAAGATTTTCAGAGGTAGCACACCACTCATAAAAGAGACTAGCAAAATAGAATTTCAATACCAGAGAGGAGACTGCAGAAAGTATCACGTTGCTTGCAAAGATTGCGGTCACATGCAGGAGCTTATGTGGCAGAGGTTCGAGTGGGATATTGTAGATGGTACGCTTGATAATGACACTGTTAGATATCTCTGTGAAAAGTGCAAGGCTCCACATTATGAGCATGATAAAGAGAAGCTATTTCTCGGGGGTAAGTGGGTTGCTACAAAAAAACCTATTGAGCCTGGAGTAAGATCTTACCATCTACCTGCAATGTACTCTCCTGCTGGCATGGCTCCCTGGAGTAAGCTAGCTGCAGATTACCTAGATGCTTTTGATCCTGTGACTAAAAAGGTTAAGGACATAGAGAAATTTCAGATCTTTTATAACAATGTGCTAGGTGAGCCTTTTGAAATAATGGGTGCTAAGGTTAGATTTCAGCAGGTATCAGCTCACAGATCAGCTAGCTATAAATATGGTCAGCTTAATAACGGCCTTGCTGTAGAAAATACTGGCTCAAAGATTACACTAGTTGCGTGTACTGTGGATGTGCATAAAAAGAATTTAGCAGTAGCAGTGTACGGGTTTTGTAAAGGCTCCATAAGTTATCTACTAGACTATTGGCGCTTTGAGCCTAGAGACGGCGAGCCAGATTGCAATGAAAGCAGCAGCCCAGTGTGGCAAAGGCTCAGAGATCTTATAGAGGATAAAGTATATCTTGCTGAGGATGGCAGATCTTACAAGATTGCTATTACTCTAATAGATAGTGGCTATGCTAATGATGTGGTTACAAGATTTACAAGAGATTATATACATGGGGTCTATCCAATATTAGGACGTGACAGGCCGTCTAAATTTCAAAGCATAAAAGAATTTTCAGAGTTCAAAACACAGGCAGGAAATATAGGCTATAGGNTTATAGTAGATCACTACAAAGATAGACTTGCTCCAGTGCTTAGGCGTGAGTGGGTGCCTGAGATGGGTATGCAAAAAGCCTATCACTTTAATGCTCCATATAATGCAACTGATAAACAGCTAAAAGAGCTCACCGTAGAAAGTAGACGCAAAAAAACAGATGATAGAGGTGTAGTATCATATTACTGGTATAGACCAGGTAATGCTCCTAATGAGCTTTGGGATCTCTCTGTATATGCTTATGCTGCTGTGGAAATCTTAGCTTATAATATATGTATAAAACACTTTCAATTAGACACAATAGACTGGGAGCAGTTCTGGGATTATGCAGAAAGCAATCAAATATTTTTTAATTTGAAATAAAGCTATTTTTATAGAAATATATAACTAAGAGGATACTGCTATGGATAAAGCTTTTTTAAAAGAGCGCATCGAGAAAACCAAAGCATTGATAGTAGCCTATGAGGATGCACTTCTGGCTATAGCAGGCGGTGCCCAGCATTACAGGCTTGATACAGGCCAAAGCTCCACTACTGTTACTAAAGCTAATCTAGACGAAATGACCAACAAATTAAACTCCCTTTATAATCTTTTAAGCACACTTGAGATGCGTCTCTACGGTAGTAATCGCACACAGGTGAGACCAGGATATTAGATATGGCACTTTTTGGATTGAATTTATTTAATAAAGCTAAGCCTGCAGAGGATAAAAAGGTGCTATCTGTAGATCAGTTACCTGATTATAAAGCCTTTGCTGGTGGTGACACTTACGGCTGGGATAGCTCAGCTTTTGATGGTGCTAAATTTCCTGGTGGTTATGGCTACACATCACAGTTACAGACGCTTGATTACTGGACCTTGAGAGCTAGATCTGAGGAGTTATTTAATCAAAACCTCTACGCAAGAGGCTTAATCAGACGATTAATAACTAATGAGCTAGGTGGTGCAGGGCTTACACCTGAGTGCTCTCCTGATGCTTCTATATTAGATCTATCTGATGACTTTGTGAATGAGTGGGCAGAGACTGTAGAAAGTCGATGGAACGTCTGGAGCAAGGCTATAAAGGTCTGTGACTTTAGAGAGGCAAAAAGCTTCGGAGCTATCCAGAGAGACGCAAGGCAAGAGGCTTTAATATCTGGAGATGTGTTAGTAGTTTTAAGGCAAGGCGAAAATAGTAAACTTCCAAAAGTGCAGCTAGTATCAGGCTCAAGAGTAAAGACTCCCTGGAACGCAGAGAGCGCTCTAAGAGATGTAGATATAAGACACGGTGTCGAGCTAGATGAGAAAGGTCGCAAAGTAGCTTTCTGGATCGAGAAAGACGATGGCGATTTTGAGAGACTAGAAGCTAATAGCAAAAAGACAGGTCGCAGGATGGCCTGGCTAGTTTATGGCACTGATAAACGTATGGACGATGTGAGAGGCCAGCCTTTACTTAGTATTATCTTACAGTCACTAAAAGAAATAGATCGCTACAGAGATGCAGCTCAAAGAAAAGCAGTAATTAACTCTATGCTGGCTATGTTTATAAAAAAAGATGTCGATAAAATGGGCTCACTACCTATACAGGGTGCAGCTACTAGAAATGCTGAGGTCGTTATCTCAGACGATCAGGGCTCTAAAAACTATAATATCTCTAGGATGCTCCCTGGAACGGTCTTGGATGAGCTCCAGCAAGGCGAGACACCCGTAGGATTTTCATCTAATGGCACAGATATAGACTTTCCTGCTTTTGAGAGTGCAGTCTTAGAGGCTATTGCATGGTCTAGTGAAGTACCAGGAGAGATCCTTAAGCTAGCTTTCTCAAATAACTACTCTGCATCTCAAGCAGCTATCAATGAATTTAAGATTTATCTAAATAAGATCTGGGTTTCCTTTGGTGAGGAGTTTTGTCAGCCTATCTTTTCTGATTGGCTCATCAGTGAGGTGCTCTTAGGAGAAATATCAGCAGTAGGCTTTTTAGATGCTTACAGAGATCCCTCTATCTGGGATGTGCTAGGTGCATGGTCATCTTGCCAGTGGTATGGCTCAATTAAGCCATCTACAGATCAATTAAAGCAAGCAAAAGGCTCTAAAATGCTCGTAGATGAGGGCTGGTCTACTAATGCAAGAGAGGCCAGGATAAACACAGGCACGAAATTTATACGTAACATTAAAAAACTAAAATATGAAAATGAGCTTAAAGCTGAGGCAATGAGGCCACTACTAGAACTAGAGCAGTCTGTGATGGTAGAGGAGCCTAAGCAATTTGAAGCTGAGAGAGATATAGCTGAGGAGGATCAAGCTAATGGCAAGAACTAAAGTAGAGTGCACAAATAGTTATCAATTAATAAGCACAAAAGCGGCTGTCATTACTGTTTTAGACATTCCACCTGATGAGACGGCTCTATATCTTAATAGTAATGACTCAGATGATGATGTAGCTACGATCGACAGACCAAAGTCATCAGATCAATATCTGCAAAATGCTATCAGCTCACTTTATGCTAAAGGTGTAGGATATACGCTTCTAGTTGACCAGGAGGATTAGATGCTTCTTAATTTGCAAAAAAAGGTAGTATATCTTAATCAGGTTATGCCTGCAGCTAGTGGTGGTGGTGCTCCAGGCACTACTTTTATTTCATTAACAGATACACCAGGCGATTACGGCTCTGTAAATCAGATCCTAAGGTCATCAGGTGGCGCTGTGATCTGGTCAGATGAGAGTGGTAACGTATCAGTAACGCTAGAGGGTGATGTAACAGGTCCTAATGATGCTACTGTAGTGGCAGAAGTAGATGGCAAAACTGCTGCAGAAGTCAGTGCATCGGTCGATCAATCAGCATCTAATGCTACAGAAATAACTAATTTACAGGCAAATAAAGAGCAATCTCTAGGAGATCCTACAAGTGATGGGCAAATATTAAGCTCTACAATATCAGGACAAAGAAGCTGGGTAGATAAGCCAGAGAGTGCTCCTAGCTTTTATGATTTATCAGGAGATGTCACAGGTAACACAGATGCAACTGTAGTGAGTAACGTGGGTGGCAAGCAAGCCTCTGAGGTAGCTAATGCAGTGGATCAAGTACCTGTCTTTCAGCAAGATATTACAGATCTTAAAAACGGTAAAGAGGATGATCTAGGCGATCCTGCACAAAGTGGGATGCTTTTATCATCTACAGACGCAGGTGTAAGAAGCTGGGTAGAGGTAGATGTGCCTGACTCTCTATCTGTGGGTGGTGATCTTTCTGGTACTACTGCTAATGCTTATGTGGAGACTGTAGGCTCTAATACTGCTGCAGAAATAGATGACGCTGTAGACTTAACAGCTACTAATGCATCTAATATCTCTGCTTTATATAATGGTAAAGAGCCAGATCTAGGACTACCTAGCAGTGATGGGCAAGTATTAAGCTCTACAGTGGCAGGTGTAAGATCTTGGACTACAGCAGGCGGTTCTGTGCCTAGCAATTATCCTTTATCTGGAGATGTCACAGGAAATACTGATAACTCAGTAGTGGCTAAAGTAGGTGGCAAAACCTCTACACAGGTCAGTAATGCAGTAAATCAATCGGAAGCTAATGCCTCTGATATTTCTACCATGCAAGGCTCGGGATCAGCTCAGAGAAAAGAAAATTACACAGCATTTGAGGGTGGGTCCACAGAGGATACTACCTATTTACTTTCTGGCTATTTGCCTAGTGGTGGTAATCCTGATGATATGAGAGAGTGGGTTGCTGCAGATCAGTATCTAAATAGTCAGGTATCTTTATCTGGAGATGTCACAGGTGTAGCAAGCTCTAATACAGTAGAGACTGTAGGAGGAAAGACGGCAGCAGAAATAGCTGCAGCAGTAGATGCTGCAGGTGCTAATACTTTTGTAGGCTTATCTGATACACCAGCTTCATATACTAACACTGCAAAACAAGTTGTTGTCGTAAACCCTTCAGGTAATGGCCTTACATTTACGGATGCGATTCAAGCTAGTATAGCAGACACATATGGAACCACTCAATTAACGGCATATTCTACTGGTATTGTAGTTACAAAAGTAATGGCAAACCAATCAGATGCTTATTATTCTTTTACGGTTTCAGATAAAAGCGATAACATGCAATTTGGTTTTATTAGTAGGCAAGTAAACGGAGTAGATTCAACTTCTTTAGATTCTAGACTTGGTAGGCAGCTTACTTTTCAAATGAGAGATTCTAGTAATACAGCAATAGATGCAGTGATAATTTCTTACACAGATTTTCAGGTTTTTGTTTCAGCTGTATTTAAAAATGGTATTACAGTACAAGGTTCACCAACTTCTAAACATTATCAATATATCCCCAGTTCTGGTACGTATACAGGGCAGCTACTTTTTGGAATGGCTTACGGGAATAATTTAAATAATATTTATAGTTATCTTGGGAAACCTATTTCTTTCCAGATGCAAAATGCAGCTGCAAATAGTTTTGTAAATGCTTTTCAAATTGCCTATGACTCTGTAAATTGCTACGTTCCCATGAGCTTAACTCAGCCTCTAGATTTAGATGACAATTTTATCACAAGTGTTACTGATCCTATAAATGATCAAGACGTTGCAACAAAACATTATGTAGATAGTGAAATAGCTAATCTAGGTGGTGTGGGTGGTGGTCCAGGTGGTACTGACAAACCAACAAGATTATATAATGATAATGATGTCACAGTTATTAGAGGCACCCAGGAAGGCTGCCAATTTAATGATAAAAATGAGGTCGTTCGTTACTCTGTAGATACTCTTGGTAGCACATTGACGGGCACAGCCACATTTAAGCAAGCCTTTTCTACTAATATCATAAAGTACATAAGCACGAACGATAACAATACATATTGCGAATTTATAGACTTTGGCGATAAGTTAAAGTGGAGACAGAAATT